TTTGATTATAGCCGTTTACTGTCGTTCCCTGTGAAGTTGAATCGGTTGCGGTTGCTTCTGAAAGATTTTGTTTTGCCCCGTAACTGTGATTGTATTTTACAATAATAGAATTATTAATATTACCAAGTGATGTTTTTCCGATCTTGTCTAAAGTAACATCGCGGAAATCAACGGTCTGATCTGATGAAGAATAATCATCGGTTCGGCGTAATGTCTTGATCTTGAACTTTCCATCTGCCCCGATAAACACCCAAGAGAAACATAATTGAGCCAATCGGTTAATTAAATCTTTTGAATTAATAAACTTGTATTGTGAAAAAGCAAACTTTACATCACCGACTGCATCTTCATATATGTCGCCCAGGTATCCACTACTTGTGTTTCCAGAATAATCAAAGGTTGAAACATCAATATCTGCGCCCGTTGTTGATGAATCAAGTGATAATTCAGATCGCAAAATGCTTTCTATAATATAAATTGGATTTTCAATTAAATCGTTTGCGGCATAACCAGGGTCGGCAGCATCTCCGTTTTTTGAATTTCTTGCACCTGAATCTATTGTATCAATCCAAGCACCGTATTTTCTTCCTTTGCCCGAATAATAAACATAATCAATTTGAGATGGTGTTAAAGCCGTCCCGGTTCGACTATATTTATTATAATCATATCCAATCTCAAGCAAAACAGGCGGTCCGAGTATTGGCGAAACCATTGAAGTTATTGGTCCGCCTTCAAATAGTTCTTCCACTTCATGTGAATCTACATCTTCAATCGTAAAATCAACAACTGCCCCCGTTTCCGCTATTTGAACAGAATGATTATTGTTATCTGAACCACCTCTTAAACTGTAATCAATCGATCCTTCAAAATCCCATGTAGTTGTTTTTCCGCTATAAAGAGAACCGATTGCCGTTTTGGTTTCTGAATCATCCGTAATGGTATCGTGATCTGCATTTGCAGAATTAGCCGTATATCTAAATGTTTCCCCGTTATCACCTTCAAAGTCTGAATTAGTTCCCCATTTTACCAAAGCCGAAATTGCGCTATACGTTCCCAATTTATTTACTTTAGGAAAAGCAAAGGTCATTGTAGCAATCGAATTATTTGTTGTCCCACTATTTGCTGCCCAACTCGCAACCGCCGAAAACGATCCATCGCCAACACGTTCTTCGTTTGATACGGAATAATTTCCCGAACCACTTTCAGAAGCAATGTTAGATACACTTAATGGAACATAAACCGAAGCCGTGCTTCCCTTGTATTCGATTTCAGGATTACCAGTTACATCAACCGTTCCGGTCAAGGTTGGATAATGTCCGTTTTTATAAAGATAAACATTTTCATTATCCATTGTATGCAAGGCTTGGCTATCTGCTTTTGCTTCCGAACCTTCTTCTTGCACGTCCCATTCATCGGTTATGATTGCGGGGAATGCGCCTTTGTAAAAATTATAAAAACGATCAAAGTGTGAAGTTGGAATCGTGCCAATACCAGATTTTTCATGGAAATCTCCGTAAGCCATTGGAATCGGTTTATCAACATTATTCGCGGGTGCGTTTGTATATGTGGACGAATCGACTGTATTAACAGGAACGCGTTTATGATATTTTGAACTGTTATCGAAAAGAGTTAAAGTAACATTGTTTTCATCGAATGAAATTTCACCGCTGATTATACCCGTTCCAATCATTCGGGCAGCAGTATCTAAAGTGGTTGTTTCATTTGTATTTAAAAACAATTCCCATTTGCGATTTGCGAAGTTGTAACTGGAAAGAAGATCGGAAAAACGATCACCCTGGATACACTTTTCAGTATTGATAAGTGTAACGCTGATATTCCCGATTGAAGTTGTAAAATTAAAAAAATCTAAAGACTGCCGGAAATTCCCAAATGAAGCCACAAGGCCGTAATAAATATCCGTTCCATCTTGCCGATGACGGTCGCTTACACCTATGAACGCAGATTCATCGTTGTAATATAGTTTAAGAACCCAAAACGCCGTTGTATTTCTATTTTTTAGGGCGTTGGTTAGCGCAGTATCGAATGAGAGCATTTACCCAAGCCTCGCCTGTCCTGTCGAAATCGCTTTATTGATGGCGGGGATAATATTATTGGCGGCAAAATTATGGTCGATAACACCCATGCCACCGAAGTTTTGATTGATTGTAATTCTACTGGCAGATGCCATTCCCGCACTTGGTGCGGTTTGTGTAGGCGATGCACCGAAAAGAAAATTAGCAACTCCCATTAAAAAGCCACCAGTACCACCGGCAATAACTTGCATCGCAGCCATTTTTTCTTGAATGGCTTTTTGTATTTTTAATTGAGCCGTAATTAAAACTTGTTGAAACAATGCTCTTTTAAACGCATCTGCCATACTATCACCCATTGCGGCAGAAACTATCAATGATGTCGATGTTTGCGCGGTAAACTTCGCCAGATTTTCAGCAGCCTTCGCAGACAAGGAAATCGTATTCGCAATATTATCTGCGCCCTGTGTTGTTTCCTTTAAACTTTCAGCCGTCTTTTGTAATTCCGCTAATACTGGTGATAATATTTCCCCGGTTCTTGGGAACTTTTCTAATATGTTTGAAATTGCAGCAATTTGTTGTTGGATTATATCAATATTTCCTTCTTCAATTACCGTCCTTGCATCAATCGCCATTTGCTTAACAAACTCTCTTGTTTCTTTTGGCAAGGTTAAAAATTTTATTTCTTTTATTGCGCCTTGTGTAAACTTTAAAAACCTAACCAATGAATCCGCTGCCGTTTCAACAGCCGCAGAAAAAGTTGTTCCCAATTCAATGGCTGATTCTTCAAGTGCAACTTTCATTCGACGTATATGATCGGCAGATGTCATTGTTTCGATTCCTAATTTTGAAACTAACATATTCGCCTGTTCCATTGCAGCATTCACGAAGGCTTGTTTCTTCTGTTGATCTGATAATTGTGAAACCGTAACACCAAGATTCGCCGCATAATCTTTATATGACTTATTAGTATCAACCATTATACCAAGATTGTCCAACATTAACTTTGATTGCCGACCAAGACCAGTAACCATTGATTCAATCCCGAAAGTCGTATCTTTTCCTAAAGCCGAAGCAAGTCTTTGAGAAATATCAAACAAGTCTGCCATTTGATCTTCTGAATTAACAATTCCCAAAAGCATCGCATTATTGGCCTGTGTCATTAATTCCATTGACGACATTGTGCCGTCTGTTGCTTTTTGAAGTTTTCCTAATGCTTGGGAAGAAAAACTTGATGCTTTCGCAAGATTACTGAACCCTCTTTCTACTTTTTCAAATCTTCCCGCAAGTTCAATGGAACGAGTCAGTCCCGTAATTAAACCTCTTGCAGCAAAAAAGGATGCCCCGACTTTAAGGGCAGACTTTCCGATAGATTTCAGTCCTTTATCAACGCCCTTTAAATCATCTTTTGTTTTCTTTCCGCCAATCAGACGAAGTTTAATAAAAAGGTCTTTAATATTTGCCATTAGTTATTTTGTTCCGATTTAAAATTCATACAGGCATTTATTTCCATATCAATAATTGAAAAACAATCCAAACGATGTGCCGAAATATCGTCCAGATTTCCAAGCGATATATTGAATCGCGTAACGTAATTAAATTCGTTTATCATTTCCATCATCCAGGGTTCGACAATTTGATTGCAGTCTGCAAAGAACGGGACCATGTGAAACAAGGCTTGACCATCGGTAAACTTTTCTTCTGGTTTGCATATTTCATCTATGATGTTCCATATATCTTCTTTTGTTTGCACTCGCACCGGATCGTGTTTGTAAGTAACCGGGAGTCGGACCACAGTATAGGGGAGGCATCTATAAACATCACGCGGTTCTGGCATCCCAAACTGCCAACACCAAACCGCAAGGCTCAACCCCCGGAATCTTTTTTTGACGGTTCAAGTCCCAGATATTCAAGAAAAACCGCCTGAAGAACTGAATCGACTTCCGGCATATCCATATCTTTGAAGTCGTTTTCTCCAAGTCCGGCGATCTCGCCCACTTTTTCCAAGACATTGTAATATAATTCCACTTCCATTTTGCCATCCCACCAGACCTTTGCATTGAGTTTGTGTAACTCTCGCCGTTCTGCGTATGTGCAATCATTTACATCCCATTCTTTTTTCCCAACCTTAACAATCATTTAGACCTCCCTAATTGTTTATGATATTGCTAATGTCCAGACTGCCGCCGTTGTTGATGCTGCGAAAGCACGAAACGGAATTGTCTGGAATAAATACGATCCACCGGTATCAACCGTTGAAGCATCCGACATTGCATCTGGAATATCCAATGTAAATCCAGAAGATTCATCTATTGAAATATTTACTCCGGCACTTGATCCTTGCATAACACTCAAAGCATCATAAATTGAATCATCGCGTTTAGCAACAAGTGTACCTGTAACTTCCCAGGGTGATGTTTGTGCATACCCAAATGGAAGATAACTTGAATAATCCTGTGAAGAAATCCGTTCAAGCGATCTTGAAGTTGTCATTTCCCAAGAACTTAATAAAAGTGCTTCAGAATTGAATGTGGTTGTGCTTTTTGAAAAGATCGATTTTGGTGCAGCATAATCGGTATCATCTGCCGAAACGGAATTGGCTGCTTCAGACGGTGGATATGCAGTCCAAAATGTTGCATCGCAAACCATTTGACCGCCATCAGAATCTACCGATTCTTTTAAAGTGAAAGATTGAACAATACAACCCTTCACCACTACATCATTATTACTTGCATCAGAACCGGCATTTTGAAATACTACCGTTGTATGATTTGCAGTTGCCGTTCCATGTGTCATTGTCGCTGCGTTAGCAGTTCCCGTTCCAATACCAAGATTTGCGTTAAAGTCGATTGAGGTCGCGCCATCTCCGAATGCCCATTGACAAACTGCCAATACTGCTTTTGGTGTCCCCTTGAATGAGACATCAAACGTCCAGGTGTTTAAATCCCGCCGGTGTCGCCCCTGATTTTCCAGTTGAGCAAGAGTACCACTACGAGCCGGTCCAACTTCTAATGCGGCGGAATCGTGGGGCATGGTAAAGGAAATAACGGGTAATGCTAACCAATTATCTGCATCGCCATGTGCCGTTCCTAAAGCAGTTGTGCTTGAATCTTTAGCAAATAATAGCGATATGTTTGGTTGTGCCTGAAAATTAGTTTCAGCCATTATCTATCTCCTTTTTTCTTTTCCTCTACCTTTATCAAGTGCTTTTCCAACTCTTTAGGCAGATTAGTTACATTAATTTTTTCATCATTTAATAATCTGTGATGTTTAACAGGAGAACCAAAATGATTATAGTTTTCGCTGTCTTTTAATTTTTTATAAGATGCCTTCGCTTTGTATATCATGCAAAAATCTCCAATGTTGATGCTTCAAAAGTAATTGCAGAAGTAAGAATTGAAGGATCATCTTCATCCCTTACATATTCAATGGAAGTACATTGACCATTAAACCAAGCATCGTATTTATTAGCGTTATTCTGTAAAATTCTTTTCAAGTGTTCTGAAATGTTGGATATTTTTTTTAAACTGCTTTCACTATAAACTCCACCAGATTTTAATTGATAAGTAATTTCAACAATGTGTTCCCGTTCTTGTCCCGAATTTCCAGATAATAAACCAACAAGATTATCTTCAGTTGGAATAATTACAAATGACTGATTCCCTTTATGTTCATCGAAATAAATCGGGATTTTAAATTCATCGGCAATAATACTATGCAAAGGATCGATAATTCTTTCCCAAACAATATTCTCATAAAGAACCTCACCATCAACGCCATAAGAAAACAGATTTGTTTCAGATTGCCACGCATTATGATTATCATTCCAATCAACCGATTTTAAATAAACTGCCATTAAATTCTTTCAGCCGTTGCGTATTTAATTGCCATTGTCCTTGAATCGATAATTCCCGACACTTCTAATTCCCATTGGTCATTAAT